ATGCCGATAGCAGCGGCCCGTAGCGCGTTGGCCTGGTCAAGTGGCTGTCCGGCTTCGAGAGCCTCGGACAAATTGCTACCCGACATAGGCGCGTATTCGGCGGCAAATGCACCACCGACAGCGCCGCGTTTAGCAGCCGTGCGAAGAGAGCCGTAAGCCAGCTCGGCGATCTGCTGCTCAGCTGGGTCAGCCACGCCTTTAGCGGTGCGCTCCACGGAGTCTTTAATGATCCGCTTTGCGACCTGCTTGTTGACCTGATTAAGTACGCCGCGACCTACCGCGCCTGCGATAGCGCCTGTACCGGCGCTAGCAATAGAAAGTGCGGCTGACGGAATAACTTGAGCAGTGCCACGAACAGCTTGACTAACGAAACCGCTAAATGTTGGTTGATCTAAGAACTGCTCAAATGTTTCTAAACCGTCTAAAGGCGCTGCGGCCAGCTCTTCTTGAATTCTAGCGTTTCGTATATCAGCGGCAGCCTGTTCTTTGTCGCCTGTAATAGTGTTAAGTAGGCCCTTAAAATAAGTAACGTCGGCTGCTAAACCCTCTGAACCGGCTTGAAGGCCCGCTTGAAATTCTTCAGCAAGAGTTCCTGGAACCGCTTTTGGCATCCAGGACTTGTCTTCGCTCATTACAAGCTGCGATTGTGCGTCCGTAAAATCCGCGTCAGAAGAGGCACGCTCCATAAACGCAGCTTGTTGAGCGCGTTCCATGGGCGTACTAGCCGCATCTCCTCGGGGCTGAGTCCTAGAAGAGGATTGGCCAGACAGGAAAACCTGAAGCCTGTCTACTGCCATGCTTAATCCTCTTCCTTGTTTCTTGCTTCTTCGTTAAGCATTACAGCAGACACAAGCACTTCATAAAGTTCTGGATCTAATCCTTCTTTAACTTGTTGCGCCGTAAAAAATCTGCCGGCGGCTTTACCGCTTTCTGTAGTGTAGTAGAAACCGGTTATATTGTTATTAGAATCAAACTCTGGTCGAAATCTAGACAAATTAAAATCTGTACCAGCGCCAACTACCCCGCTAGCACTTGGGCGAGCAAAAGAGGCTACCCAGTTAAAGAACCCTCCAGTACCGTTCTCTGCTACAGCAGCAAGAGCAGTGCTAGTCATGGCATTTGTAGCCTGCAGATGCCTGCGACCGTTCCCGCTAGCTAATGCTTGTTGAGTGTCTTGGACAAGATTCGAGAGGTAAAACCTAGTTGCGCCTTTTACTCGATCTAGGTCTAACTTACCGGTGTAGCCCTTGTTATCAACCTTAACCCCGCCAGGACCCTCACCGTACCAAATCATTTGGTTGTAACCGGACTGAGTGTCTCTTATCTCTTTTCTCCAGTTTTCGGCGGTTTCAAGAGCCTTAGACAAGCGCGTTCGCTCATCATTCCACTGTTTATAGAGGAACTCAGCTTTGTTTAAGTCAAGCTGTGCACGAGCAGTATATGCGGTAAACCACCCCCTGTTAGAGTCATCGAGGTCTTTTTTAGACATCGATAAGATACCAGTCGTAGCTAAATTAGACATTTCGTCCCTAATAGACTCTCGTTCGGCTGGATTATCAGACCAAGCGTACATCATAGAACGCAAGGCTATCTGCTCTTTGTACGGTAGCTTTTTAATTTGCGCGTTAGAAGTAACACCTGCTTCCTGGGCTCTAACAGCCATAGCTGCGCGATCTGCATCCGTAAATTGGATTCGACCTTCTTGAACTAGCGCAAGAGTATCTTCCGCAGAAAGATTCTGGATCTTGTCCAAAATACGTCCTTGGAATTCTTGGTATTGCTGTGTCTCCATAGCAGGAGTTGTATATCCGGCTTGTATGTACCGCCCGCGACGGCTCTCAAGCTCGCCAATCTTTTTATCAAAAGCAGCTCGTCTATCTGGGGCCGCTTTAGCTCTGTCTGCCTTAAGCGCAGAGAGTTCTGTTTCAACGCTGTTGAAACCGGCCTTATTAATGCGTTTTACCTGAGCAGTTCTAGTCTCTTGTAGCGCAGAAAGCTCTCGCTCAAGCGCAATTCTCTTGTCGCCGGTTGCAGCGTTTGCTTCGGCGGTTTTGCGCTTAATCTTATTATCAATATCCGCCAGAGCTGGTTCTCTTGCATTAGCCAAAGTTTGGCTGTTCCCTAATCCTGTAAGGGCCATAGCCGCTGAAGCTGCCCGTTGGCCAGGATCGCCCATAATATCTACGCGGCTAGTTACTGATTGTCCCGTAAATCTTTCCGGCTCAATAATTTCTTTATCTCGGCCAGTAGCTTTTTTCTGCATCCAAGCTGGTACCTGGATGTTTGCCCCACGGCGATTAAGTGTTTCAGTAATACCAAGTAGTACTTTGCGTTGCTCCTCAGGGTTACCTTCGGTAGCCGAGATAGCAGCAAGCGCGGCGCGCCCTCCTTCTCTGCCAAGAAGCTGAGAAGAAGCTGGCAATACCTGTCTAATTAAAGTGTTATTACCAGAGCTGGTAGACTGCTTCTGATCAAACTCAGATGCTTCGGCAGATATAACGCTACGCGTATACGCGCTGCTTGCTCCCATATTTGAGCCACGATCGAGAAGAGAACCCCGGAAATAGACTCCTATATCGTTTGCCGCGTCTGTAAAGTCGCGAACATACACGGGATCATCTGGCCTGTTAGTGCCGCCAACTGTGCTTACGCCTGGTTCTCCAGTTGACTTATAACGGCCAACTACTACCACTTTACCCTGAGCAAGCGCATTTTGATCTAGCCCAGTGAACTGAAAGTCATCTTCCGCCAAATCATTCTCATCCAAACGTCCTAACGAACGTTCGTGATTAGCCATACGGACAAGAATTTGCTCCGCCATTGGACGCTTAGCGGGATCTTTTAAATCCGCAATTAGCTTGTCTTTTTTAAACGGGTTCTGTCTGTCATTTACATCAAAATACCCAGACGTGCGTGCCTGGCCAACAAGCGAGTCACCTTCTTGCTTAACGCGTGTTTGAAGGTTAGTGCGTTGCGATTGCTGAAGATCAGCATCTCTTTTATTTATTTCCGACTCAACATTCCTTGAGAATAGATCAAGTTGTTTTTGTTCTCGCTCACCGCGTTGTTTTGCTAGCTCCAACTCTTGCTGCTGTACAAGCATAGCCTGCCGCTGACGCGCATTTTCTTGCACGCCTTGAATTCCGGCGAGGATTGCGCTGCCTAAATCTTGTGCCATGGCTTACCTCAGAATGAGAACGCAATGATTGCGGCCGAAGCCAACGAACCAATGGTTGAATAAGTATTAGCCTTAGACGCGGCTTTTGCCTGCGTGTATGCATTTCTACGAGCTGTAGCGTCTGCGGCAGCTGAACCTAGCTGCTGTTGCGAAGCACGATTTACGCCTTGGCCAATGTTTATAAGGTCGGAAAGCAAGGCTGTATTAGCTTCTCGCTGGGCAATCTTAGCGTCATTAACGGCTTGGATCCCCCCAAGCGTGTTAGCCCGTTGAAGCCGAAGCTCCTGCTGTTGAATTTGTGCAGGCGTCAAATCTACTCCGTAACGCTGGGCATTACGAGATGCGACACCTTGGGTAAGGGCAGAAGCAACCCCAACATCTTTTCGGGCTTGCTCGATTAAACTTTTATCGGTCTGCGCCTTATTTATCAGCTGCTCTTCAAACTTTCGGTAGTTCTGTACGTAGTCTAGATACTCTTGGCGCGTTAGATTGGCGTATGCCTGCTCTGGGTCAGAAACAGTGGGCAAAGAAGCCCCTGCGCCGGAGGAGTAACCTCCGCCAGTAGCGAGGCTACGCAAAACGTCTTCTGAAACACTACCAATTCCTGTCTGATACATATTAGTTACCGCCCGGTAAGAAGCGATCTATTAAACTGAGATAGGCTCGGTTGCGAAACGCTGACTACTTGCCCTGCTTGGTTTAAAGTAAATTGTGGATTCTGCGGAGTAAAAAACTGCGGAGCAGCAATATTTAACTCTCCAGGTACATATGCTGGCCTAGGCGTATAAGCTGTTCCGTACGTACTGTACCGAAGACGATCGCCAAGGTTAGTGACTAGTTGACCCGTCTTGGGGTCTCGCGGCGTAAAAGCAGTGCCACCACTAGCAATATTTTCGCCTGCTTTAGTAATAGCAGCTGCAGCAACTTGCCCTGCAGCACTTTGTTTTGCCATTGCAACCTGTTGGTTAGCGCGGGCGCGTTCAAGCGCAGTTGATGTAGCCAATCGGCTTGCCTGAGCCATGCCAGACTGCGCATCGGCGGCTTGTCCACGGGCTGTCCCGAGCACCCCGGCCTGCATGGTGTTTTGAACTTGGTTTGCAGAAATGTTAGCGGTATTAAGTTGCCCAGTAAGCGCCTGCGCCATATCGCTTGCAGCAGTGCTGCTAGTAGCGCGTTCGATGCTAGGAGCCGAAATAGCCTGCATAACATCGGCGTTGGCGCGGCCGCGAAGACCAGACTGGACATCCTCGGTCATCGACTTGTCGCGCATCTGCTGCAGCAGCGGATCGTACTTTTGCTTAAAGTACTCATATTCCGCCATAGCAACTGAGGCGGAAGCTTTTTCTGCTTCGCTTGGCTTATAGTCGGCTGCCTTCGGTTTGCTGCTCATAGTGCCCTCGTATATACGACTGTATCTACAGTCCAGCCGTTAGTCTCCAAGTGCGACATCAGACCTAGAAACGGGGACCTTGTCTCTAAGTAGCTATACCCCGCTTCTCTGGCAACGCGCTCGAAGAATGACTGGTACTTAGATACCAAGCTATTCCCCTTTTCCTTGGCCCACGCGAGCCAAAGAAACATTGTCTTCTCCCCGGTGAAGTGGTCAACCTCCGTTGTGGAGACTACGAACCCTTCACTTGTAACCCACAGCACGGCTTGTCCATTAACACACGCCGCGTACACATCTTCGGCCCGATATGTCAGAGTCTTCGAGTTACGAAGGATCTCTTCTACACCGGGTTTTACCCAATCCCATTCCCTACGTGCGTCAGATACAAACGGCTCAACCGCCGCTACCGTACCTGTTTCTGCGCCGTGAGAAAGAGGAGTGGATGCCACCATACGATACCTTCCTAGCGATACCTACATCAGCATTTCGTGCACGTCGATCCGCCTGAGTAATCCCTTCGGCGAATAGAGACGCATACACCTGTGCTCCGGCAAAGTCAGTCCAGTCTTTGCTCGGTAAACGCAATAGACGAAACAGTGCGCCATTGACGATTGTGTCGCGGTATTCGGACATCAACTCATCATCGGCTGCGGTAGAAGTCTGAGTCGGCTTCAACTGCGCTCGCACGATGGTGCTGGAGGCTTTCGTAACGTTTGGTACAGGCACCATCCAGAACAGAGACTGGCTGGTCTTTACGTAGTATTCCGGCGTGCCGCGATTGTCGGCGTCTCGCCAGTTCTGCTTGCGCTGCTCTAACAGACTGGTGCTAATCGGCTCGATGTCCTTGCCGTCGTGCACGACCCACATGATCTTATGGACGACAGTCCCGGTGGGCGGCTCTAGGTCATATTCGTACACGCCAGCCACGGTAGTAACAGGGTCAAGCTCCGCCTGCAAAACGGCGGCTTTCTCGCAAAGCTCAATAACAGCTGCGCGAATATTGTTCTCGATGAGAGTATCGGGGCAACCCGGTACCATCGGGATAATTTCCGGCAGCAGCGACTCGTACAGAGTTGCCATGTCTTATTACCCCGCTACGACTGGGGCGGACATCACCGGGCGGCTTGCGTCAAAGTTTGGCGAAGTAACGGCGTCAAGCTGCGCCTTGCCAGTAATTGAAGACATAAACAGCTGGAAGTGCGATGAAGCACGTTGCTGATTACCGGCGTACTCGGCGTCCTTCATGTAAGCCATGTAAAGAACATAGTTCATGACGGCGTTCGCAAAAATGTCCGGAATATCGAGATTTCCGTTCTGAGCAACAGTCGTCGGGTTGGCCGAGTAAATGATCTCTACATAAGAGGCTGCAGGTGACGCAACGCCGGGGTACACGTAGAAGTTACGCGGGTTAGCCTCGTCGTAAACGTAATGCTTAACTACCGCAGCATGCGACGCGTCTCCAGTTACCAGCGGGTCATGCCAATCAGGGGTCTGCGCGTCAAGAACTTCGCGAGAAACAATACGAACTGAACGCTTGCCGACCCCGCTGGAAGCGGCAGACATATTTCGTACGACGCGAAGCAAGCGGTTTCCGTCGCTCGGGATGTCCTGCTTGGTTCCGGCGACCAAAGTAATAGTGGTGTTTTTAGCCGAAGCGTCCGGCTTCAGAAGCGCAATTTCACGCTGGGCGTCATTGACCCAGAGTACAAGTTCATCCACCACCGGCCAACGAACACCAGTGGTGTCCTGCAGGGTCTTTTGAACTCGGTCAATAACACTTTGTACGGTGACAGCCATGGTCTACCTCACGAATGTAAGAACGCCTCCCAAGCCGCTTCTCGATCTTCGGTGCTGACCGTACGCCCTACAACGCGATTTAACGCGGCTGCTTTAGGCGCCCCGTCAGACTTGAAATCTTCTGGATCGCCGCTCTCAACGAGCTTTTCGATACCAGTAATAACATCGTCCAGCGTATGGACTTCCTCGAACTCTTCTACGGAAGGGACATTATCTATCGTTACGCTTGGCGATTCTGCTACTGGTTCGGGTCTCTTATCAGTTGTTACCTGTTTCGCCCCTTGCTGAAGAGCCAGTAGTCCGATTTCATCGGACACCTCCCGCTCAACACCCGGAAAGAACAAAACGCAAGCACCGCTAAGAGTAGCTACCCGTATCTCTCGGTCTGCAATGACCTTCACAGAACCTCCTGGTTTAAAGAGTGGGGAGCCCCCTCCGAAGAGAGGGCCCCCCTCACAGCTTAGACGGCCGTGTCGAGCGCGATCACGCCAAAGTCTTGGACGTTGGCAGTGACATCGCTGTTGTACTTCGGCTTGCGGAGACCGAAGATCTTACCAATCGAGATACCAGACTGGTTCTGGTAATCGAAGGTATCTTCGACGATTTCCGGCAGACCGATGTCGGCCATAGCGAGAGCCTGAGCACCGCAGAAGAGGGCACGACCACCAACAACGTTGGCGTTAGCACCCCACTTGTAGCCAGCGGCACCGGCATTCGCCGAGGTACCAGTCGTCGCGCCAGCGGTGTTGAACACATGGCGGAACTCGTGGACCATCACACCGTCGACCATCAGCGAGCTCGAGCCAGCGAACAACTGGTTGCTCGGACCACGGATGCCAGCGTTACGCACGTTGGCAAGGAAGTCCGAATCGAGCTTAAGGGCCGCCATCTGCTGCGGCGTCACGAAGAGGTGGAACACCTCGTCGTTACCAGCGCCGCGAACACCACGGACGTACTGGTCCTTAGCGTAGGCCTTGAGGGCCACGATATGGCGATACTTGAGGATGTCAGCAGACGTGATCGTGGTCGTATCACCGGCGACGATGTCGTTGCCCGAAACGCGACGGTGACGAGCAGCGGTCGGAGCCGACACATCCGAGGCGAACTCAAGGCCCGACAGGTTCTGGCCAGAAGCCAGCACCGTACGGAGGCCACCGTTCGTCTTGTGCGTGTAAGCAACACCGGCGAGCGTCAAGAACGCGAGCTGGTCCATACGGTCAGCCATCGCGTAGGCGAGGGCGTCGCGGCTGGTCTCACGGAAGTTGACGACCGACTTCTGATCAGCGAGGCGACCGGCAATGCGGTTCGCAAAGCGCAGCTGATCGAGCTCGATGGTGATGTCGTAAGCGCGGAGCGCCTCTTCATTACCCTCAAGCGCGCTGTCGCCCGTCACGCCGTCACCGGTCATATCGGCGAGCAACGTGATGACAGCCTTCGTGCCCTTGTCTGACTTCGTCAGCTCGGTCACGCGCTGGATCATTGCATTGGAACCCGAACCAGCGAACTGGTTCACAAACGACATA